CATTAATCATCTTGATGTTGTACTACAAGTATTAACTGAACAAGGTGTTGAAGTTGCAGAAATTAAAGACAATAGAGAAACACATAATTTAAAATTTAGTAAGATTGACGAAAACTATTTTGCGGCAAAGAGTTGGCCCAAAGGACATCCTGCAGAAGGAGAACCTATTGTATTACGTGACTATCAAGTAGAAACAATTAATAACTTCTTAGATAATCCACAAGCATTACAAGAAGTTGCAACTGGTGCAGGTAAGACAATCATTACTGCATGTCTATCACACATTACAGAAAAACTTGGTCGGACGTTAGTTATTGTTCCTAACAAATCACTTGTTACACAAACAGAAGAAGACTATGTTAACTGCGGATTAGACGTAGGTGTATACTTTGGTGATAGAAAAGAATTAGGTAGAACACATACTATTTGTACTTGGCAAAGTTTAAACATACTTGACAAACGTAACAAAGATGGACAAAGTGTTTTAAGTCTTGCAGAGTTTTTAGATGATGTAAAAACTATTATTATTGACGAAGTACACCAAGCAAAAGCAGAAGTACTTAAGAAACTACTAACACAAAATTTAAAGAATGCTCCGTTACGTTGGGGACTAACAGGAACAATACCTAAGGAACAATTTGAGTTTCAAAGTATTCTTGCAAGTTTAGGTCCTGTCATTGGTAACATCAGTGCAAAAGAATTACAAGACAAAGGTGTATTGAGTAAGTGTCATGTTAATGTATTACAAATGATTGATACAGTAGCACACAGAGATTATCAAAGCGAACTAAAGTATCTAACAACAGACGAAGGTCGTTTAGAATATATTGGTAAGTTAGTAGATTCAGTTTCAGAATCAGGTAACACACTAATACTTGTTGATAGAATATCAGCAGGTGAAAAATTATTAAGTCTTCTTCCAGAGGCAGTGTTCGTCAAAGGCGATGTTAAACTTGCAGATAGAAAAGACGCATACGATGAAATTAAAGAAGGTACAAACAAAATTATTATTGCAACATATGGTGTTGCGGCTGTGGGTATTAACATACCACGTATCTTTAATTTAATATTACTTGAGCCAGGCAAGAGTTTTGTCCGAGTAATTCAATCAATTGGCAGAGGCATAAGAAAGGCACAAGACAAGGACTTTGTACAGATATGGGACGTTACGTCTACATGCAAATATGCAAAGAGACACTTAACATCACGTAAGAAGTTTTACAAAGAAGCAGAATATCCGTTTACGATTGAGAAAGTAGATTGGCAAAAATAAAGGAAACTACATGAATATATTAACATTAGATAACAAAGCCTTTTCACTTAACAACCTGCCAGAACAGATTGAAGAAGATATTAGATTCAGTGTATTAGATAACAGCGATCCTCAAAATCCTGATTTCTTTTTTATACCTCTAATATTTTTAGAAAGTTTTAGTTCGCCGGCGATTGTTATGGAGATTAACGGCAAAGAAATTAGTATGCCACTTGACTGGCATATTGCAGTAGGAGACTCTGAGACTGGAAACGATCTTGAGATTCTACCACTAACAAGTATTAACGACAGAGGATTTGAAGCATTTGTTTTTAATCCACTAAAGAGTTACAAGCCAGACTTTGGAAGTTTAAAAGTTACAAACTTCTACAATGATGTTAAATGGCATGTACCTAAAACTAAGAACGGACAATTATTAAGTGTACCAATTGAAGACGGACCTAATCCATTGTGTGCATTTTTTATTAAAGATGTATCAAGACAAATTGAAACAATTGACTATGGAGAATTATTTTAATGAATGCATTTGTAGTGTATGTTTGGATGACCGTGGCGTATATGCCATGGGATATTGTTAAGGTGGGCGAGTTCGCAAACTGTGAGCAAGGTATTGCTACAGCAAACAATCTGTATCCAGGATACGTAGCACTACATTGTATTACGCCTGACTTAGTACCCCCAGGAGGTTTTGCTGAATGAAGTTGTACTCTGAACATTATCAAAACCAATTAAGAAAGTTACACCAGCTCAAGTCAAGTTTTGGCAGTGCTGGAAAGTACAAAGGACTTAATGAATGGATTGATAAATGGAAGCCTCAGAGTTTAACTGATTACGGTTGTGGCAAAGGTAACGTCATGAAAGAAATTGGCAAACGTTATCCGGAGTGTGAACTGCAAGGTTATGATCCAGGTGTAGTTGAGTATAAACAAATACCTGAGTTCGCAACAGACTTGCTGATGTGTACAGATGTACTTGAACACATTGAACCACAAATGATTGACAATGTGTTACAGCATATTAATACACTGTTTAGAAAGAGTGCGTTCTTGTTAATTGATACAAGAGAAGCAATCAAAACATTACCAGATGGTCGTAATGCACATTTGATAATTGAAGGTAAGGATTGGTGGACTGAAAAGGTCACTAAGAACATAGAAGGAAATGTAATTGTAAACGCATTTCAAAAGCAACAAAAAATATTAATGGTAATAGACAAATGAATCAACCAGTAATGAGTCTACAGAATATAGACGGACACGTAGTAAAGGAAGATGATAGATATCTTGTAAGAGATAATACAGAATTAAAAAATTTAGTTGTAAGTAGTACAACATTAAAACCTAACAAAGCAACGTCAGGTCACAAGCATGAAGGACAAGAAGAAGTCTATATGTTTTTAAAAGGTGACGGACATATGTGGTTAGATGATAAACGTTTTCAAATTAGAGAAGGCCAAATGGTATTAATTGAAGACGGAGTATTTCACAAAGTAGAAGCAGGCGACAATGGCTGTTACTTCGTTTGTGTTTTTGATGGAAAGAGATATACGTAATGGAACCTATTTTAATATCACCACACTTGGTATACAAAGTCGAATGTCCAATAGACTTAACCCCTATTGCTAAACGTAGTGCTGAACTGTTAGACACTATTATTGATCCAGGCGAAGTAGAACAAGATGGCGGTATTACAAGTACAGGACATCTTGATGCTCCACACTTATGGGAAGAAACAAGACTACTGAACGGTTGGTTAAAAGGACAAGCAAACAAAGTTTTAGACGCTTGGAACTTGAACTACAACACGTTTGGTATATCAAAGAGTTGGGTAAACAGTCATTATAAAAATGCATGGACTGACATACACGACCATGGTGATAGCCATCTTGTATGTAGTGTGTATATACAGCAACCAGAGAATGGTGGCAACTTATCTTTTGAAAATAGTGGTAGACAACTGTTTGCAGGCTATCCACGTTTCGCCCAAAATCAATCAAAACTTCATAACTACTTTACAGAGGTTGAAGTCAAACAAGGTGACGTTGTGTTCTTTCCAGGCTGGTTAAGCCATAAGAGTCATAAGAGCAAAAGCGAACAACGTAGGATTGTAATGGGTATGAATTGGCATTGTGCTTTAGAACGCCCACCACAGTTAGACAACGATCATATAACGAGGCAAGATGTTTAGTATTTTTAACAAACCCAGCACAGTAACATTAGATTGTTTTACAGATCAACGTGTAATATACGAAGCGTATGAACCTGAACTTGCTGAAAAGACAATGCCTGATTGGTGGAAGAAGATGGCGGCAACACGTAAGTTTGACAGTCGCAGTTACCAAGGCTTAGACAATGCTACACTCAAACGTTGTCCACATGTAAACGAATTGCTAACAACAGGTGTTATGTTTCCTGCTTGGATGCAGTTAAAAATTAAAACATTTGATAGACCAGACTATGCAGAGATACAAACGTATCCAGAAGGCAGTCCTGTTATACCACATGACCCACAAGACTATGCACATCACAAACCAAACATGTTTCATGGTAAGGTTATGAGTCCGTGGCAGATAAGAGATACAAGCGGAACTAAATGGTTATGGACAAGTCCTCAATGGCATATGACAAATCCAATAGAGTATTGGACAGTGCCTGCTATCAGTGAGTTCAAGTATCAACATGCAACTATTACTAACATAATGGTTCCGTTCAATACCGAACTAAACATCGAGCCAGGTGATCCGTGGTTACATTTAGTGCCACTAACAGAAAAAAGAATTAAACTTAAGACACATTTAGTTTCAACTGATGAACTAAACAAGATGAACAGTCTTATGATGGGTATAGGAAGTTATGCACGTTTTATGAATAGAATGAAAAGGAAGGGAAAATAATGAGTCCAAGCAATGAAGAAAAACTTTTAAGAGATATTGAATTGTTAAATGTAAAAGTAGACAAGTTGCAGTTAACGATTGAAGCATTAGATAACAAACTCCAAAACCATATCGGCTTTATTGACAAGACGTATGAAGGCTTACGTAATCCAATTGATGCCGCTAAAAGGTTTATAGGAAAGCACAGATGAAAGTAAGTCCATTAAATATTTTTAATATTGAAAATCCATTTCCAGAGTGGTTAGTACAGTATATCGAAGATCAAACTAAAGATGTTAATTGGCAGTTTGTAAGTGTACCACCAGAACATGAAGAAGGCAACAAGTACAGAACTCCTGCACTGTTTACTGATGTTATGTTTTGTACACAAAGCAATATACTTGATGACCATAAAGAACTTACAAAGTTATTACACACTGCGTTGACACGTGATATTATTCCTAACACAATACCAGACGCAGAGATTAATCAAGTAACACGTACAAGACTAAATGGTACTGTACAGAATGTTTACTATGGTCCACACACTGACGTAAGCAACAACGAGCCTGGACTATGGACGTTTGTTTATTATGTAAATGATGCAGACGGTGATACAGTCTTCTTTGAAGAAGATGGCAAGACAGAGTTAACAAGAACAAGATACAAACGAGGAAATGGTGTACTGTTTCCTGCACACTATTGGCACACTATGGACTTGACCACAGTGCCGTTTCGTGTTACAATAGGTATGACATATTCAATAGAGACAAAACTAAATGGCTGATAAATTACCTTTAAAAGATATACTTGGTGCAATCGATATGAATGCAAAAGAAGTATGGGACGAACTTACTGATGAACAACGTAAGTCTGTTAGTTTCTTTTTGCTTAATAGATATTGTAGTGTAGTTAAAGGTAAACGTGAAGCACAAGAACTTGCAGTATTCAAAACTAATGAATATTATAACAAGAACTATTTTAACATTGCTAAACATCAAAAACTATTGTGGCAACTACTTTGCATGACAGCAAATGAAAACAAGTCTATTCAGTATCATGAATGGATAGGTTACAAAAAGAAAAAGGGTGCTACTAATAAATCAGGCAAAGAACTTGAAAAGATATTTCCTAACATGAAAGCAGATGAAATACAAATGTTAGTTAGTATGAATAAGAAAAAAGATATTGAAAAGTTTATAGAGGAATTCAATGGCCATAATTAAAAAGAACGGAAGACTGTTTACATTTGGTTGTAGCCTAACAAGGTATCACTGGCCTACATGGGCAGATATCTTAGGACAAAGTTATCAAGAATTTTACAACTGGGGTAACAGAGGTGCTGGCAATAGACAGATTATGGAACGCTTCAGTGAAGCATGTTTACGTCATGACTTTACAACTGAGGACACAGTTATTGTACAATGGACTGACTATCATAGATTTGATCATCACAAGAGTGATCCAGACTTACCTGAGAGTTGGTATCCAGGCGGCAACATATTTGTTGATAATCAAGCAGATCAGATTAAAGGCTTTGTAATGAATAAGTTGTGGGACGAACGTTCGTATATGATGCACTCGTTTAACTCTATACACGCCGCAGTAGCACTTGCAAGAACTATTAAAGCAAGAGTAGTTTTTATATTTGGTACAGACATGCGAGAACATTTATTACATGATCCGTATTGGGCACCTTACAAAAAGATTTTACAAAACAGTTATTGGATTGAAAAGGATTTATATAACTGGATGGTACAGATGCATGATAAACGTATATCGTTCAAAGGTGCAAAGTTAGGTAACTTAGATGAGGAACCTACATTAGATTATCACCCAACGCCAATGATGTATTATGAATTCTTAATGAAACGCATTTCACCATTGTTAGGTGTAGGCATTGATAAAAAGTTTGCAGGCAAATATCAGAAAGTATTAGAGGACACAGATGACTACAAAGATATCGGAAAAGCAATTCTTGAAGCAGGTTACGATACAAATAAAAGATACGCAAGGGGTTACTAACGTGTCAGATAAAAAGTTCGTATGTCAATATTGCAACACAGCATATACAAGAGAAAAAACTCTTATGGTGCATATGTGCGAACAAAAACGTAGAGCATTACAGAAGAACGAGAAACGTGTACAGTTAGGCTTTTATGCGTTTACAAGATTCTATGTACTGTGTCAGAACATTAAGAAAGAAAAGACTTATGAAGAATTTTGTAAGTCATCATACTACAACGCATTTGTAAAGTTTGGTTCATTTGTAAACAATGTGCGTCCGTTGTATCCAGAGAAGTATATTGACTATGTAGTAACAAGCGGAGTCAAACTTGATCATTGGTGCAGAGATGAACTGTATGAAAAATATGCAATTGGCATCTTAAAGAAAGAAGGTGTTGAAACAGCAGTAGAACGTTCAATCAAAACTATGATGGATTGGGGAGATGATCAAGAAGCACAATGGAATGATTATTTTAGATATGCAAGTCTTAACAGAGTAACACAACATTTACGTGATGGTAAGATTAGTGCATGGCTTGTATTGAACTGTGCAAGTGGTAAAGAGATGTTATCAAAATTTAATGATGAACAACTTGGGATTGTATATGCTGTAATGGATCCACAGCATTGGGCATTACGTTTTAGACGTAGTCCAACAGACGTAGAATTGGTAAAAGAAATAGCACAAAAGGCTAACTTATGATTGACAAAGACGAAGAAAAACTGTATAATATAACTATGAACACACAAAACAATAATGAAATGATAGTGTCAAACCATGTTGGTGTTGACGGAGAAAGTGTAGATAGAATCTATGGAGACCCTAATAGTGGTAAGTATAGATTGGTTCAAAGAGACTACACTACCTATAAAGGAACCATTACTAAAAAAATGACTATGGTCAAAGGCTTAGACGGTAATCGATTTAAGAGTCATGTGTTTGTTACACAAGATGATAGATGGTTTAATAGAGGCGGTTTGCCTATCACTAAACCAAACAATTTAGCAAATGAAACAGAAACAAAAGAAACAAAAGAAGAAGAAAAAAGTAGTATCGAAAAAGCGAGTGACTAAAAGAGAAATCGAAGGATACTACATTCCAGGAGATGGTACAATACAAACATTGTACAAACCTAAATGGTAATACTATACGGAATAATATTTCTATGTGTGTGTTACGCAATACCCGTATTCATGCTATGGTGCATGGACAAGGAAGAGCCTAAATAAAATGCCTGATATTGATATAGACTTTGCTGATAGAAACGTAGTGCTTGATAAGATTAAGCATCGTGTCGCTAAACTTGACACAGGCAAAAAACATAACACAGGTGTATACACAACTGAAGTTCCACACAATCCTGTGGACAACTTATCTACAATCGAACACAAGACTGCAGAAGAGCGAGGATATTTTAAATTAGACTTCCTCAACGTTTCGATATATAAAGATGTACAAGATGAAGCACATCTTATTAGACTCATGAAGAAGGAACCATTATGGGATTTACTAACCGCTCCAGAATTCAGCAAACAATTATTTCACGTAGGAGAACACAGTTACCTCCTAAGCAAACTGAAGCCAACAACGATACCGCAGTTAGCGGCAGTACTGGCGATCATAAGACCAGCAAAGAGACATCTACAAGACCATGGCTGGGAACAGATACTACAAGAGGTATGGGTAAAACCTGAAGACGGTTCCTACTACTTTAAGAAGGCACATGCAATGGCATATGCCCAAGCAATCGTAGTTCACATGAACTTGCTCTGTGAGCAAATCCAACAATAATTATTTAGGCTTTTT